TGAATATATAGAATCACTTTGACTTGTGGAGTAATACTCAAGAGGTCGAAGAGGCGCCCCTGCTAAGGGCGTAGGGTGGGAAACCGCCGCGAGAGTTCAAATCTCTCTTACTCCGCCAATGTAAAAACCGCGATACAACCTGCAAAGGTTGGTGTATCGCGGTTTTTCATTTATCAGATAGTGCTAGATACTGTTGAATACTGTTAGATAATGCTTCGTAAATGGTTCGTAATCGGCCAAAAGTTCGTAAAAAGTTCGTAGTGATCCGACCCAAAAATCACCGTAAAAAAGCGGCAGGCTGCCTACATTGAGCAGCCTGCCGCTTACTTATTTACCGTTGCTTTTCCCTTCGGTCTGCGTGCCGAAGTAGAATGCCACCACCATGGTGACGATCGTCATCACTGTGTCCGGCTGCAGGCCGCCCCGCAGCGCAAGAATTGCAAAAACTGCAACAACCACAAGCGTGACGATGGTTTTCACCTTGATGAGCGCTGCCAGATTCTTCAAGAAGTCCTGCATCAGATTTTCCTCACCTTCTCCTCGTGCCGTTCCAGATCGTCAATGCGATGGTTCGCGACAGCAATTTTTTCTTCCATCACCGGTATGCGCTGCGCAAAGTTGTTGTGCGTCCGCACCTCGCGTGTCAGCTCCTCGATCTTGGTGTCCGTTACAGCCTGCGCAACCTCCAGCTGGTGGGTGACCTTGTCGCTCAGGCTTTTGTTGTTGAAGTAGTTCGTTATCATCACGCCCACCAGGCTCAGCCCGGCCGTGATGAGCGCGATTATAATCTGCTCCATTGGCACCACCTCAGACCCATTCGCTCTTGTACAGCCCGGCATCCGTCAGGCCGCGGCTCTGGCACACGGCAAAGACGGCGTCTGCATCGCCCTGCGAGACCGGCCCTACCGTGATGACCTGCAGCTTGCCGGTGCCGTTCTGGGCCGTCTGCGCGCCGCTGGCGGCCTGCTCCGGCAGCTGTACAGCGTGCTCGCCGGGGCGGTATGTAAACACCTGCCCGCTTGCCGTGGTGAAGTCGTTGTCCAGCCACACCAGCGGGTTGGTGCGCTTGCCGCCCAGGATGACCTCAAAATGCAGGTGCGCCCCAAACACATTGCCGGTAGTGCCGCTGAAGCCGATGAGGTCGCCCTCTTTGACCTGCTGGCCGTACTTGACGCAATAGCTGCTCAGGTGCGCGTACCGCGTCTGCAGCACACTGCCCTTGTAGGGCGCGTGTTTGATTCTCACCATGTTGCCATAGCTCTGCATACCCGTCCGCGTGTGTCCGTCCCAGTCCTGGGTCTGATCCACGGTGCCGTCCTCGGCGGCATAGACCGGGCGGATATACATGTTGTCAATCTGGGTGCGCAGGTCAACGGCCTGGTGCAAACTGCCGTCGTTGTAAAACCATCCTTGTGTGATGATGTGCTGGGCCAGAGGCCACGCCAGCAACACCTCACCGTTTGAGAGTCTCATTGATCTTCCTCCTCGTACAGCGGATTTTGAATCTGCTCATTCGTTGCGTTGCCGTCCTGCACCGTTTCAGCATCCACCGCATCATAATACGCCTGCGCCAGCGTCTCCACCTCGGCAATGTCCTCTTCGGTCAGCAGGCTATTGTCGTAGTGCGTGTACGCCTTATCGAGCCAAAACGCAACATCACGTCCTGCTGCAATCTCTCGCTTAATACTGCGCAATGTTAAATCGTGCCGTGCTTTACTCTTGATAGCCATGGTGATTTCTCCTTTCATGTTTGCGATGCTACTGCATCTTCCAAATCGGTGATTCGCTTAATGGGGTCTGCGCGTCCCGTCACAGTCGCGCTGTCGGCATCGGTCAGCACGGTGTTCGCACCTGCAAGCGCGGGCATGGGCTGTGCGCCGGTTGCGGTGAAGGGCGTTTGAGTTGCCAGCTTGTAGGCCACTTGTACGGGTGTCCCCGCGGCGTACAAGTTGGCAAGGAAAGTCTTAAACGATGCTATGGCTTTTTTGTCATCCGTCGTATCAGGCAACGTATTTGTCGTTACGCAGTAAATTAGATATTTAGAATTCCCAGAATTGGGAAGGCCAACTCCCATGTTCTTTCCACCCCATATATTTTTTTCTTCATTCGACATGGTGCTGCACAGAATTTTATTGATATCACTACCATCATTGGAATAGTCGTTAATATCATAGGTAAAAAAGCCTGTGACATTTGTGTTGTTCTTGTTAACGCCCCACGTGTTCCACTTTTCCGTACCATCCAGCGATACAGATTTCCACGTATCCTGCCCCTCACCGCTCACCGCGTCCACCTCGCCACCGTAGATGGTTGATGGGAGGGTCAGGGTGTTGCTCTGCCCGATGTAGGGTGTGTAAGTGGTGGGGGCGGTGGTGCCAGGCGTGATTTGCAGGTTGGTGCAAGTTCTCTCGCTGTTTTCGTTCAGTCCTGCGTACAAGAGCACCTTCGCTATGTTTCCGGCTTTAATAACCGTGCTGTAACCACCTTCTGTACACAACGTTCCCATTTCCGCGCCAGTGCCATCATAAAAACGAATCTCTCTCAATTTTCCGTTTGAGCACTGACCAGAAAAATATAGTTTCACATTTCTGGGCAGAAGATTCACAGCGTCCATATCGATTTGTGTTGTGATATTCGTATTAAACGTCTGCAAGGTGATTTTATCAAGGCTCCACAGGGTTTCCCCACACCTTGTCACCCTCACGCTGTCACGTCCCTTGATAGGCCGGATGTTTTCCGGTGACGGCGTTCCCGTGCCCTCCTGCATGGGCTCCCACTTCGCTTTCACGCCAAGCGGATAACCCGCCACGGGGTAACACACCACAGGGTTGCCGCTTTCTTCCAGCGGTGGACAGAGCATGTCCACGATGTGCTTGCTGCTCCATGGCGCATCCTCGCTCACCGCCGCATCATCAATCTGTACGCCGTCCTTTCCGGCAGGCCCCTCCGGGCCAATCTCTCCCTGCGGCCCCTGCTCACCGCGCTCACCCTGCGGGCCAGTATCACCCTTGGGGCCAACCGGGCCAGTTTCGCCAACAGGCCCCTGCGCGCCGGTATCGCCCTTCTCGCCTTGTACACCCTGAACGCCCTGCTCACCTTGGGGGCCGCGCTCTCCGGTGTCGCCCTTCTCGCCCTGGATACCCTGCGCGCCTTGCGGCCCAACAGGCCCCTGCGGGCCGACTGGGCCGATAAACTTCCCGTTGTCGGCGTCCTCCCTCACGCTGTTGGCGACGTTCTCCGCGTTCGTGGCGCGCTGATCGGCGTCCTTTGCCGCGTCCCGGGCATCCTGCACCGCCTGCAGCACCTGAGCCGCCAGCTCGGGCGTCGGCTCTGCATCCGCGCCGCCGTATACGCCCGCTTGTTCAATGATCAGATACTCCACGTTACAACTCGCCCGCTGCACGCCGGAGGCCAGCCCGACCAGCACAAGCACGCCATCCTTGGCCTCCTTCGTCACCTCGGGCGGCACGTCCATGGCATCCCCATCCAGCAGGGCCACGCGCAGCGGCTCTTCCCGCCCGGGGATGTGCCACGTTGCGGTGAGATTCAGCCCGTCCCACCCGGCCCCGCGCTCAATTTTGATACTCTCCGTGCCATAGCTGGAATTAGTCCCCAGCACCAGCTTTCGCGGGGTGGGGGAGTAGTTGTCAAGTCTCAAAGTATGTACCATGCTCTACCTCCTTAACAGTACAACAGTTTCTCGGCGTCGATTACGATTGGTTCTCTGCCATGCTTTAGCCCTCATCTCATACGGTAACAATAAACTCCGGCGCCTAATGTATAAACAACACCTGGATCATGATTCGTTTTGTGGAAAATGTCATATAGGTAGGTTAGTGGTGTTATCTGTGCCGTGCCGTTTCCGGCATAGGCTCCAATATTCAGCATATTGGCATTGCATACATTTGTAACTGCACCGCTATTTCCAGGGCCGCTATAATGCGCCAGAAAACCGGGCTCCAGTATGCCTTGTGCAACCACTGTTGCCGCGTACTCCGGAATAGGGTTTCCATAGCCGCCCTGATACTGTATGACCAGATATAAATATTTGTCTTTTGTCCATGTTGCCGCCTTTACGCGGCCTTCGCCGTTGTGGTATCCCTCCGGAACCGTCACCGCACCGCCCGGCGCAATCGTTGTGCCCCAGCTGTCCCGGTTCGGCATTTTCCCTTCCTTGATGGTTTTACCGCCTGCGTAGTATTTCTTTCCGGTCAGCACATCGGTATCTGCGGCGGTGGCCTGTGCCAGCTTGGACGCGCTTAATCCACCGCCGCCGTTAAAATCCAGTCGGCTCCCGTCAAAGGTAAACAGCACCCACCGCCCGGCAACAACGCTGTCACCGTCCGCCGCATCCGCGCCGCAGTACGCAGGTACAGCCTTGCCGTTTACCGTCCAGGTATCGCCCGCGCTCCATGCTGCCGGGACCTTAAACCGCCCCACCGCGCCGGTGCCCTTCAGGGCGTAGACCTTGCCGGACTTCGTGCAGCTGTACCGCTGCACCGCCGCATCAAGGCCCAGGCCCGCCGGGTCGTACTCGCCCTTGGTCATCACGGCAGTGCCCGCGTGCAGTTGGGCAAGCTCCGCCTCGATCTGCTGCAAAAACGCCGTGAACGCGGCGTTCATCACGCCGGTGTCCACGCTGTCCATCGTATCGCGCATCAGGCCGCAGTAGGTGCTGTCCAGCCGCAGGTCCACAATGTTGTCTGCGCTGATCTTCGTAGCGCCGCGCGGGCGCGTCACGCGGTACAGAAAGATTTCATCGTAGTCGTCATCCCGGCGCAGCTCCGGCAGGGCAGGGGAGGCCGAGGCCGTGCCCGTGCGCACCTCCAGCCCTGCCGTGTTGGTGTTCTTGTCATAGGTCAGGGCAACGGCATCCCAACGCGGGTTTGTGCCGTCCGCGTCCGTAAAGGTCAGCTGGGTATTGGCCAGCAGGTACGGGAACGCCGCCCAGTATGTACCGGGGTGGATGCACCCCACACCGGGGCCAATGGTCAGTGTGTTGTCGCCGTTGGCCGTGGCGGTAAAATCCGCCGCGTGCAGTATACCGCGGCTGCGCGCAGCATAAGCCGCGCCCAGCGCCTCGGCGGTATACTCTTTATTATCCAGCGGCCAGCAGGTAAGCTCTGTCATTTGGCTCACTCCTTAAATGTGAAATGGTCCAGCACCGGCTGCAGGCTGCCGCCGGTACTCTCATAGATCAGGCGGATGCTCGCCACCCGCGCCACAGCGTTCAGCCCCAGCTCCTCCACCCGCACCGGAACCAGATCGCCCAGCTCGTAGTCCGTGCCGTAGATTAGGTTTGTGTTGGCCGCGGTGCATTTCAGCTGCCGCGTGCTCATGTGGTTCTTCAGCGCCGCGCGGGCGTAGTTCTGCACGGCAGTCTGATACTCCGCCTCGCTGTATTCGGCGTCGCTTGTCGTGCCGTCGGCGTTCTGCACAGTGTATTTATGCCGCACGCTGCTCCCGTCTACCCATAGCTCCCGCCGGGCATTGCCGCTGGCCGTCATGTCGCCCAGCTCGCAGAAATACCGGGTAAAGCTGTCGTTCTCGCCGGGCTCCTCGCCGCCGCACAGCACAACGTTGGCGTAATCGCTCGCGTCCTGCGTGTACACCGCGCCGGATAGATTCTGCATCCGGGTGGAAAAATAACCGTTGTACAGCGCCGTGCCCGGCACGCTTCTGTCTTTGCCCTGCAACAGCTCCAGCGTCTGGGCGGCGGTGGCAGGGTCAAAGCGCACCCGGCCCCCAAAGCCGCCCGCCTGCATCAGCTGCACGGCAGCGCTGGCACAGTCCGCCCAGGCTACCGTCTCCTCGCAGGGGGCCGTAAACCCGGCAGCGGGCGGCACGGCCACGCCCAGCCCGCGCAGATTGGTACGGCAGACCTCCAGCAGGCCCGCCGCGCCGTCCGTGATGGTGCGGCTCCCGCGGGCGGTCCGCCTCTTGAACAGGCACAGGCTGAACTTCCCGCGCACCGTCATCCGGTGGTTGTCTCCATCGGCCTCCACCGCCAGCACCACTGCGGCCAGACCGGGGGTGTCCGGGTTGTACAGCACCGCGTCCATCACCAGCAGCGCGCGGTTCGTCTCTGTCGCCGCGCAGACCAGCTTGAACTCGCCCAGATTGTCAAACGCCGGCATCCATTGCAGACTGTCCGCGCTCTCTGCCATGCCCACACGCACACCGTCATGGTATACATACAGGCGCAAAAGGTTATACACCGCTTGCCACTCCCTTCGGCGCTGTGACGATGGCCGTCAGGTTTTCGTTTCCCTCGTCCGCCGTCATGCGCAGCACATTGTCGCCGGGTGTCAGCATCATCCACAGGTCGCTGTCAATGTCCAGCAGCCGGAATCCGTTGTCCTCCGCGCCGTCTGCCGTGTAGTACCGGCAGCCGCGGTTTCCGTCCGCTGTGCAGATGACCGCGCGCTCATGCGCCTGCATCGTGGTGTTCAGCCGGATAAAGGTCCGCGTGCCGTTATTCCACAGCATCGGGTTCTTCACCTTGGCCGCCGCCTGCAAATACAGCGTAAAGGCCGTCTCGGCGTTGCCGTCATTGACAAAATTCGTGTACATATTGTGCTTGTACCGGCTGATCGCGAAGTTCCCCGCTGTCGAAACAGGCGTCGGGAACCAGGCAGGCTCCATGCCGCCCAGCAGCATCCGGGCCGTATCCTCGGTGCGCCAGTAGGGGAATGCCGCTTTCAATTTGAACTGAAAGTTCAGCAGGTTGGCCCCGCCGCTCACAATAGGCGTCTGCGCGGGCACAACGTCCAGATACCACACCGTGCTTCCCACCGTCTTGCACCAGCGTCCCGCCGTCAGGGGCCGCACCAGCTTTTTCAGCAGCGCCTCGTTGACGTCCAGGTCCCGCAGGATAGCCCCCGTCACGGTCACGCTGCGCTCACCGACGGACTGGTTGGTGATCGTCTTGCCGGTCTGCCCATAGGACTGGCTCGTTTTCGTCTCGATGTCCAGCCCGTCGTCGCCGCTCATATCGGTGATCCAGAAATCACTGTCCGCGGCAAACCGCAGGCTTCGGCCATCCGCGGCCTGATAGGTATATACCGGCACGGTCCGCGCCATGCTGCACCGCCTCCTTTATGGGATTCCCCACCGCAGCCGGTTCATCATGTCCTCCGCCTCACGGGTGAGCTCGGATTCCGACAGGCTGTCGTGGGTGTAGAAATTATTCGTCTGCTGGTAGGCAACGCCGGGCTGCGGCTGCCAGCTGGCTGCCGCCGTCTGCTGGTTGCCGCGCAGCACGCCCGCCACCTGCAGCTGCATGGGCTGGGCCGTTGTCAGCGCCAGCGCATCGGCGGCATCCTCGACCATCCACAGGTTGTCCCGGATGCCCTTTGCCAGCCCGCTCATAAAATCGGGCATCCACTGCTCATACAGCCGCAGCGGCCCCACGTCCGGGCGGGAAAAGTGAATATAGGTTGCAATAGTGGACGCCACATTCTTCACAGCGCCCACAACAGCCCCCACAGACCCCGTGATGCCCTTGACAAGGCCCATAATCATATCTTTTCCCCACTCGATGAACTTGGCGGGTAGGCTCTTTATATAATTGATTCCGCCGTCCAGCACAGACTTGAAGCCAGAAGTCAGCGCGCCCTTCATCCCCTTGATGCCGTCGCCCAGGAGCTTGATGATGTTCCCGCCCAGATTCAGCCAGTTGAAGGCTGTAATCACATTGGCAACCGCCATCAGGATTTGCGGGATGTTTTCCACCAATGCCGGTATCGCCTGGATAAGCCCCTGCCCCAGCGTAACGATCAGCTGCACGCCCGCAACCAGCAGCTTCGGCGCGTTGTCGTTGATGATGCCCGCAATGTCCGACACAATGCCCGGCAGATACGCGATCATCGTCGGCAGTCCGTTCATCAGTCCGGTTGCCAGATTCAAAATGAACTGAATGCCCGCATCCACCAGCTGCCCGGCGTTTTCGCGCAGGCCGCTGGCAAGGCTTGCCGCCACCGGCAGTGCCTGTGCCAGCAGCTGGGGGATGCCGGTCACAAGGCCGTCCCCCAGCTTGCCCAGCAGGGCCGTGCCGGTCTGTAAAAGCTGCGGCCCGACATTGGTGGTCAGGTCGGTAAATACCGCCGCCAGCCCTTCCGCCAGCCCCGCAATGCCGTTCTGCTGCACACTCTCGGACAGCGTCTGCAAATAGTCGCCCGCCAGCGCCACGCCCTCGCCCAGCCGCCCGCTCACGGCATCAAACAGGGCCGTACCCAGGTTCTGGGCGTTGGTTTTCACGCCGTCCAGCTTGTAGGCCATCGTGTCGGTCATCGTGTCATAGGCCGTCTGTGTCGCGCCGCTGTCGGCCTGCATCTGCTGCAGCACACCGTTGAACTTGTCCGCGCCGGAGCTTGCCAGCGACAATGCGCCCGTACCGGCCTCTACGCTGCTCCACAGTCCCGCAAACTTCGTGGCGTTGCCGCCCACGCTGTCGTACAGCACCTGCAGCACATCGCCCAGGCTCTTGCCGTCGGCGTTCAGCTCGGCAAAGCTCTTGCCGGTCTGCTGCTTCAAGATTTTGCCCACGCTCGAGCCGGTGTCGCCCAGCTCGTTCAGCATCGACTTTGTATAGGTCGATGCCTCCGCCGTAGCGATACCGTTGGCCGTCATGATAGCCAACCCGCTGGACAGGTTCTCCAGACTCACGTTGTAGGCAGCTGCCAGCGGTATGACCCGGCCCATGCTGCCCGCCAGCTCGTCAACGCTGGTTTTGCCCAGGTTCTGCGTCGTCAGCAGCACGTCCGAAACGTGCCCCGCCTCGTCCGCGCCCTTGCCGTAAGCATTCAGTGCCGTCGTCAGGATGTCCACCGCCGAGGCGCTGGACGTAAAGCCTGCCGTTGCCAGCATGGACGCATGCCCGGCAAACGCCACTGCGTTGCCGGTGTCCTGCCCGGCGCTGATGGCCTGATAGGCCGCCTCGGCGATCTCATTCGCGCCGATGTGCATGTCACCGGACACCTGCAACACCTGACTGCTCAGGCTCTCCAGCGGCACCTTGGCCGTGTCGGCAATCGTGCCGACCTTTGCCATGGCGCTCTCAAACGCAGTGCCGCCGGTAAAGGCGCTCTGCAGCATCTTGCCGATGCCCGCCGCCGCCACGACCTTCGTCAGGCTGCCCACCAGCGCCGAGCCCAGGCTCTTGCCGCTGATCTTACCGGCAGCAGTCGCCTCTCCGCCCATGACCTCGGCCAGCTTGCCGCTGATGCCGTCCGCCGACGGTATGATCTGCACATACGCGCTCGCCAGCGATTGCTTCGCCATTTCCTTCACCCCTCTCCCTTAAGCCTTCCCCCTAAGCCTTCCCCCCTCGGGGGAAGGTGCCGCCGCAGCGGCGGATGAGGGCAAACCTTGCCGCCATCTGCCGTCACCCCTCTCCCAATATCCTCGCCCGCGCCGCCTCATACTCCGCCGCACAGGAAAAGCCGGTGGCCTGCCGCTGGCTGGGCACGCCCAGCAAACTGTTCACCACCGGCTCCGGGCGGCTGCGACCCTTCTGTCCATCCTTCGTCTTGGCCCAGACCAGCAGGTGCAGCGCATCCACCGCAGCGCCCAGCAGCAGCGTGTCCACTGTGGACACGCTCCCGGCAAGCGCCATCCGGGTGCGGCTGTTTTCCCGCAGGCCTGCGGCCAGCGTGGCCGCCAGCGGCAGACCCAGCGCCCGCCAGTCCAGCGCATGGTAGGTCTCGGCCATGTCGCAGGTCAGCTCATCCGGGAACCGCCCGGCCATGCAGGCGAGGGTCAGGAGTTTTTTGCCTGCCTGCCGTTCTGGAAGATGTCGTAGATTTCCGTCGCGACGGCCTCCACCGGCACCGTGCCGTCCTCATCGCGCACGTGATCGTACAGCTTCTGCTTGGCATCCGCGTCCAGCAGCAGGTTCACCACCTTGGGCAGCGCCGCACCGTTCGTCTCCAGCTCGGTCAGCGCATCCAGCAGCTCCATGTTCTGGATGCGCTTTTCCGGGATGCAGTACGTAAACCCGCTCTTTGTCTTTCCCGTGAACATCATGCGCCGCCTTTTTTCAGGTACTCATAGTGGGTGTTGCCCGCACTGTCCGGCGTTGCCGAGATCGTCACGCCGTAGCCCAGCGCCTCATCGTCCTTGTAGACGATGTCCTCGATCTCGGTGATCTTGGCGCAGGGGACAACGACGCGCTTCACGGTATCGCCGTTCAGGATTGTCTCCACAACCCAGCAGGCGTCCTGCTGCTCCTTGGCGTTGGCCTTCACCGTCAGGCCGGTCTCCAGATCGCCGGTCACGTTGTCGTCGCGGTAAACGGCCTTCAGCACCTCCGCGTTCAGCGCCTCGATCAGCTGGAACTGGAAGGTGTCCGGCTTCTCGGTCTGGTAGGTGTGCACGGTATCGCCGCCCCATGCCTTGATGCTGTCGCTCTCGGGGGAGTTGGCATTCGTCATGCCGTCCTCGCTGATGTACCCCAGCGACTTGAACGCCTTGTCCAGCGCCGCTGTGGCATCGGTGGGCAGCGTAGTACCAAGCGGCGCACGCCATACCGCACCGCCTACCTTCGGCTTGCTGACCGTTACCAGATTTGCATCTGCCATAAAAAATCATCTCTCTTTCTCTAAGCCTTCCCCCCTCGGGGGAAGGTGCCGCCGCAGCGGCGGATGAGGGCAGACCTTGCTCCGCCTGCCCCCCTAAGCCTTCCCCCTCGGGGGAAGGTGGCCCCGCAGGGCCGGATGAGGGCAGGCCTTGCTCCGCCTGCCGTTAATAATACACGATCTCAAACACCGCCTGGTATCTGTATCGCCTGTTCGCCGTATCGGTGAAATTGTAGTCACGGACCAGTCTGCACGCTCCTACGCCGGTCAGCGTTGCCAGCTCGGCCATCGCTTCCACAACGTCATCATCCAGCCGGGCCGCCTGCAAAAGCGTCTCGCCGTAGCTCTGCACGGCCACAGTGGCCTGCTTCAGGCCGTTGCTGCGTCCGCCGCCGGTCTTTTCCACCACGGCAAAGCTGCCGGGGGGACTCCTCGGCACCTCCGCCAGCACCGGCACGCGCAGCTTTCCGCTCAAAAAGTTCAGAACTGTCGTCTCGATCATTTCAGTGATTTCTCCAACGTGTTGTGCCTGCTGTTGTCGCGGCGGGCATCCGCTGTGGCGGGGTAGATGTCCGCCACGGCGCGCTTTTTCGCCACGCCCACGCGGCTCTCATAGCCGTCGCCGCAGCGTGCCGCAGCAGCCTTGGCCTGCTCGTCCAGAATCTTCTGCATCTCGGCGCCCTTCAAAAGCGCCCGGACGCCAGCGCTGTGCAGCTTGATACGTACTTTATTCATAGCGCTCCACCTTGACCTTCTTATTCCAGGCAAGCGGCAGCAGCTCCTCGATGCCCTCGGTCACGCCGCCGTATGTGCGCCATTTCCGGCCAAAGAACTCTACCGTCACGCCGTCCCAGTCGTGTGTGTCGCCCTTGGGGATCGCCAGCACGTAGGCCAGCCGCCTGCCGCAAAGCTGCAGGTCGCTCACTACTGCATCCGCGTCCGGCTCTCCGATCAGCACATTGTGCACCATCACCGGCGTCTCGCGCCAGACCGGCGCGTGGAATTCATCCTCGCCGTCCTTCGTCCTGACGTACAGCAGCACATCAGCCCCGCGGATCATCTCAGATCCTCCAGCGGGCTGTGTGCCCCCACGCGGCTGCCCAGACCCAGCAACCGCTTCTCCAGCTTTGACAGATACAGCTCACCGCTGCTTCCACCGCTCATCGTCCAGCTCTGGGTGTAGCCCATCGCGGACGCAGACCCCTGGGTCGCCCCCATGGGGTACAGCTGGGCCGCGGCTCCGTCGCCTAAAACGCGGCGCACCATGCGGCAGCTCACCAGCTGCTTGCGGTCCGGTGCGGCATTCTCGCTGCATGTGTCGATTATGGTAGCGGCCTCTTCCAGCAAAGCCAGGCAGCGGCGCTGCTCATCCTCCTCCAGCTTGCGGAAGCCGGCCTCCACATCGGCCAGGGTAGCATATCGCATGGTGCGCCTCCTTAGGTCGCCGCCTCGGTACGCTTGATAAACAGCGTCTGCGGCTTGGATACCTTGATACCGTACACCTTACGGCCCTGCACGGCGCTTGCGCCAATGTACTTGCCGCTTCCGTTCAGATCCTGCAGATGCACGGGGACCTGCCACTCCATAACGCGGTGGCACCAGTTCGGGTGCCCGCAGATGAAGTCGGTGGTAGTCTTTTTGCTGGCAACGCGGTTCGCGTTCTCAAAGTCCATGTTGTTGGACTCATACACCGCAAAGCCTGCGATCTTGCCCACCGCGCCGGTCTGCACCAGCTCCTGGGACAGGTCGCCCTGCTTGATGAAGTGGCTGTCCAGCATCAGCACCTCCATGTACTCCGGGGATGCGATCATGAAGCGGCCATCCTTAGGCACGCCCTTACGGCCCAGCACGCGCTTGGCCTGCAGCGCCAGCTTGTAGGCGTTTTCCTCGGTCACGGCGCTCTTGGTGGCGCAGATGTTTGCGCCCGTTGCGCCCTGCAGGGCCTCCAGACTTGCCTTGTCGATGGACAGTGCCTGGCTGTAGCCCGCGCTGTCCAGACGGTCCGCCACAATGCCGTCCGGCACGCTGGCGGCATCGTAGCCGTCGATCAGCTCGTTCACGGCCTCGTCGTGGTCGATGTCCAGGTCAAGGTAGGTGGTCGTACCGGCCTTCGGGTCGATGCCGTTGGCCTTGTCGTAGGCTTTGACCTCCACCTCGGTGTCGCGCACCGGGATCTTGACCTTGCCGCTCTTGGGGTCGCCCTCGTAGCGGCTGTTGAAGATTGCATTATCGCGGGTCACCAGCTGATTGCGCAGCTTTGCGTCCACCAGCTTGCTCCAGCGTTCCTGATTTGCATGTGCCATAAAAAATTACCTCTCTTTCTCTCAAGCCTTCCCCCGAGGGGCTGCGCCCGCAGGCGCGTGTCGTAGCGCAACCGCCGAAGGCGGCTCTTAGCGCGTAGACTGAAGGTGCCGCCGCAGCGGCGGATGAGGGCGAACCTCCCGCCATCTGCCGTCACACATTCAGCCCCGGATTCATCCCCTTGAAGGCTGCCTCCACACCATCTGCCGCAGGTGTACCGCCTCCGGCACCGGCACTGCCGCCATCGGGCACATTGGGGTAGCCGCTGCCAATGTCTTCAAAGGCCCATGCCTTTTCCTTGGCAAGCGCCTCCACCGCAGCCTTGATGTCGCTGGTGCGGTCCTTGCTGGCCTTCAGCGCGGCTACATCCAACATCCCGCGGATCGCCTTCACATCGCGCCCGTGGGCACCGTGGATGGCAGCGTCCAGGGCGCTGTCAAAGGCGAAGCCGTCCGCCTGCTCACTCAGCTGGCCCTGCAGCTTGGTGATCTGCCCCTTCAAATCAGCCACATCCACACCCTCAAACGCCTTCAGGCCGTCCTTGGCGGTGTTCAGCTGGGTCGTCAGGTCGTTCACCTGCGTCTGCAGACCGGCGGCTTTGGTTTTCTCGGCAGTGACGTCCCTGCCGTTTTCGCCCATCAGCCAGTCCAGCTGCTCGTCAGTGATGCCGGGAATCTTGTTTTTTACTTCTTCGCGTTTCATCTCTGGTCCTTTCCGCCTGCGCTTTGTTCACGCGGGTCGCATCCGCACTGGCTGTACAGTTTAACGCCGTGCCGGGCATAGTTTGGTAATAAAATTGCCCGCCCCGGCCTCATGCAGCCCGGGTGGGCATAAAAAACCACGGTGCGTTCGCATCGTGGTTCACATATTCAGATAAACGGCGTCATGGCCTTTACATCTTTCAACAGCTCTTTTGCTTTGGCAAGCAGGTTATTTTCAAACCGGTAGGCAATGCCATCCGGCGTGATTTGGCATCGTTCCAGATTTGAGATGCTCCTTGCTCCGCCCCATGCCGCAACAACGGTCAAGCCTGTAATGTACCCCTGCGCTTGCAGGTTTTCCATAATATAGGCCCAGTAAGGTTCATTTACCCCCAACAGTGTGCTGTCATATTGAAGCATCTTTGCATCAGGGGAGCGCCCCTCCTTCAAAACCGTGAACAGATAGGCAAGGATTTTGTAGACCAAAACAAAGTAATCATCTTTTGCCATAATGTTCTCCCAAAAATTGGCATGAAAAAACCACGGTGCGTTTGCATCGTGGTTCGTAGGGCTTCAACTTATTTCAGCAGTTCCAATTCGGAGGCCGGGCAGGTGAACAATGGCCACCGCCCCGGATAACCGCTCGTGTCTCCGGGGACGCGTTCGGTATCGGATTCTACGGTAAACCGTTCGCCGAAAATATCTACGATGACGCCGGTGATACCGCTGGATTTGATTTTCACATGGTCGTACAGCTTCATCGCTTCTTCTCCTCTCTGTGTGCTGTAATAAAACGCGGCTTTTCACTGCCGGATTCCCGCTGCCAAACTGTGCGGAATGACTTCTTGCCTGTCGTTCCGAGTTCCATAAAGATGCTGAATGCTTCCGTCCCGTCATCCAGTATTCGGATGTCCACTTTCAAGGATTCATCGAATTGCTGGTAAATATCCCGGTTCAGGCGTTCGGTATCAGTCTCGGAATAGCCTGCATCAAAGAACTCTGCGGCGTGCTTAGCTTCAGGCTTCAGCAGATACTGCGAAATTTTGGGCTCGGCAATCGTATAACGGTCATTATCTAACCCTACTGTATCTGCCTTTATTATAGCATCTTTTTTCTGGTTTTCAACCCTCGCCGCATACGCCGCCCGCTTCTGGGCATTGATGCGCTCTTTGTTGGCGGCGTAATTCACCCTGCGCATCCTGTTTATATCGCCGCCCGCGGCGTTATACTGCGCCAGATAAGCCTCCGGGTCGTACCCGGCCACGCTTGTGCGCCCGTCAAACCGGACAGCGTACTCGCAGTCACAGTTGGCGTGGATGTGCTCTGCGTGGCCGCCCCTGATGGCCGCCTGGCTGGCTCTCTGCCAGCCGCGGCTTGCCAGCGTCAGGCAAAAGGCGCAGCTGTCGCCGTGGGGCACCCAGGCAAACTCCGCGCCGTCCCGCTGCGCGTTTTTCAGCGTCGTGTCGGCCCCGGCCCGCTTTACCAGTCGGCTCACGCCCCGCTGCATCTGCGGCGGGCTTTCCCGGGTGGCCTGCACCATCCGGGCCACCTCGCGGCGGCTTGCAGGTGCCGCAGGCTCGGCAGGGGACACCCTGGCATTCTGCAGCGCCGCCATGGCATCATACATCTGGCAGGCCAGCTCGGCGCTGCCCTCACCGTATTTCTGCACAAGCGCCGCGGCATAGTCGGTCAGCGCCTCCGTGTCGGCGGTGCCGTGGGCGGCCAGGTACTCCGCCATAAGCTGCGCGGCCTTCTCATTCAGCTGCGCCAGCCTGCGGATGTACGTCTCCCATGCCTGCGTCGTTATCCTCATCTTCCATCTCCATCAGCACCTGCTGTCCGCGCACCCGCTGTTCCTGCGCACGGATGCGGCGGATGTCCGCCTGGTCAAAGCCGATCATCTCTAAAAACGTGTCCGTGCTGGCGAACTCCTCCCGGGCCGTGGCGATCTTAATGGCGGCGTCCGCCGTCACGGCTACGCTGGGCATAGCCGGATTCTTAAAGTGCGGCATCACGTTCCGCTCCTCCTCGGTCAGCGCACCGGGCGGCACATTGCGCAGGATGGCCTGCGCCATCTGGGCAATCGTGCGCAGCGCGTCGCCGTTTCCGGTGTTCAGCTGCTGCGCCAGCAGCACCAGCGTCTGGCTCTGGGCCAGAATCGCGTCGCTGCTCGTGGGGTTTGCATCGTTCACAACGCCCACGTCCGTCACCGTCAGGCCGGTGGCCGCGGCAAACTGGGTCGCCGTCATCCGCATCTTCTCGGTGTGCGGGCTCAAGCTGCCCTGCGCCAGCTGCCCGAACACCGGGTTTTCGCCAGTCTCGGGGTTGCTCGTCGCCGCCAGCAGACTGCCCACGTAGGATTTGAACTTGTCGGAGATTAGCACGTCGTACTGCTCATCCGTGACGCCCAGAATATACTTCTGCGGTGTCGTGTCAAACTCAAGCGCAATCGTGGCATTCGCCACAGTGCGGATGTAATCGTCTATCAGCGTGCGGATGGAGCGCTTCAGGCGGCTGCGGCCAAACGGCTTGCCGCTCGTGGCATTCCAGATCAACGGCTCCATCAGCGGGCGGCCCATGCGGTGGGGCAGTCGCTGGACATTCCAGCCGTCCGGCCTCCGGCGCAGCACCGTCACGGTATTGTCCATGTATAGATTCACTACGCGCGGCTGCCACACGCCGGTCAGATGCTCATCCGGCACGGTGTCAATGATCGCCAGCCCGCAGGCAATGCGCCCCTTCTCGCCGCTCCACAGCGCTGCCGCCGTGGCAGGGGAGTGGAATCGTATCTTGCAGCCGATGGCCGCATCCGCAGACAGCGTCGCGAACGCACAGCCGTACTTCAGCTCATCCCGGCAGGCCTTGCCGTACTCGGCGATCAGCCGGTTGTCCGCGATCAGCCGGTTCAGCACAGCATTGTCGCCGCCGCTGCTCACAAAGCCGTCAAACATGCTGCGGGCGGCCAGCACGTCCACGGCCTTCTGTCCCCAGCTGCACCCGACCTCAAGGTTGCGGATGCCCTGTGGCAGTGCGATTCCGAGGTTCACGTCCTTCAGCGCAACGTGGCCCTCGTAGTATTTTTCCTTCTCGGCGTTGCCGGCTTGATGCAGGCTGTAGACCTGGACAAGCTCGTCCAGGGCCTTTTGCTCCGGCCCCGTCAGTCCGGCCAGCGTGCCGAAATTCAGTGCGATCATCACGTTCTCCTCTTAGCCGATCCGCATCTTCCGGGTCGGGTCGCGTCTGCTGGTCTTTGCGCCCCATAACGCCAGGGCGCATGCCTCCACCGGCAGACTGTTGTCGCCGCCAAAGCCGTACCCGCCGCCGATGGGCCGCTTGATGCTGGTCACAGCACTCTCACGCAGCGCCTGCTGCGGGCGGTACCATGTCAGCTGTCCCTCGTTCACGGCATCGGTCAGGGCGCTGACCGATGCGATCACATCCTTGGCCGACGGACGGATCACGGAGTTCCTGGCCCGCCAGCTTCCCTTGATACGGTCTACAAGCACATCCACGCCGTTGCGCCCGTCAATGACAACGCAGCTGGCGCGGTCATAGCGGGCATTCAGCCAGTCGGCCAGCCAGCCGAAGCCGCGCCCCGTGGGCTGCATCTCGATCAGCGATACCCGCGCCGGGCCGTCCTTCGGGATGACCGCGCCGCACAGGCACACCGCCGAGCCGTCCGCCGCGAACTTCACGCCGTAGGCCGTCTTTCCATCCGGCTTTTCGGCATCGCTGGCGCAGCGGTCCCATGCGCTCTTGTCCAGCGCATAGTCCAGCTTTTCCGTCACCACCGGGCTCCACCAGCCCAGCCGCTCCCGGGCGAACGTATCCGGGGCCATGTTCTCCGCCTCGCCCTCGATGGTGGATTGCTGGATGCGCCGCCCCAGCGCCGGGTTGGCGGCAGCCCAGCGCGCCGGATCATGGATGTCTCCGATCTCCTTGACGGAGTATTCAAACCATGCCGTGCGCTTGGCCGTGCCGTCCAGCGCGCCGGTGCGGATGCGGCGGAATACCGTGCCGTCGGCGTTCTCATCCGGCGGCGTGCCCAGGTACAGCGTCTGCGGGTTCAGGCTTGCCGAGATTGCGGGCAGGAACGATGCCTGCTGCGTCTCGTCCAACTCCTGCGACTCGTCAAAGATCAGCAGGTCGCCGTGCTGGCCGCGTCCGCCGTTGCGGGTTCGCGCCAGAAATTTGATGCGCGCGCCGGACTTCAGGATGATCTGCTCGCGCCCGATGGCCGTCTTGATCTCGGCCACATGGCGGCGCAGCTTCGGCCCCTCAAAGAAGTCGCGCATCTCCTCAAATGTCTCGGTGGCGGTTTTCTGCAGGTGCGCCGTGTAGACGACCTGCTCGTTGTACAAAAGCATTCCCGCCTCGCTGCGCGCCTGGATCAGCAGGCTTTTTCCGTTCTGGCGCGGCACGCTGCCGCCTGCGGAGGGCGCGGCCCACTTGCCGGAGGGCGTGCGCCCCAGCCAGTCGTCCAGGATGTCGCTCTGCCATGGGTCCAGCACCGTCCCGCCGATGCGCACCAGCTTGGCTGCATCCAGCCCATCGCTGGCGGTATAGTCAGGTGCGACTCTTTCGGACGGCTCCTGACTTCCCATCAGCGGCGCGCTCGCCAAGGATTTCACAGATCTCGTCCTCACTGTTCGCCGCTCCCTCTATCTCCTCGATCTCCCGTACCGTTTCCCGGTACTGCTTTGCCAGCTGCGGCAGCGCCTTGGGGTCACTATACCCGTCGATTGCCGCCGCCAGCACCAGCTTCAGGTTTTTCAGCTCCTCAAGCCTTCCGCCCTTCACATTCTTCAGCTTCATAAACACCCCGTGTGTAAATCGGCGCTGGACAGCAGCAGGGTCGCCGTGGGCGGGGGAGGGGGACCCTCCCCACCTACCAGCTGCCGTCCGTAACCTTGGGAATTTTCGTCATTTTTGCACCGAAATCAAGCGAAAAACTCGCTGTTTTGTCTCGTTTTTGCGCATTGCAAAAGTAATGCGCAGCTTGCAGATTGTCCCAATCCTCCGCTGCGGCCCGCGCTGACGGATAACCAAACTGTTTCCATTTGGCAACAGGCTTGATTTCATCCACAACAAAGCTCAGCGGATGCGCTGCATCGCTCGGCTCATCGTAATGAATCGGCCCGAACCGCCCATGGCAGATGCCGCACTCGCACCCCATGGCCCGGAGTCTGGCCCTATGCTTGCGCCGCAGATTGCCGTTGGCATAGCGGGGGTTGTTTTTCGTGGGGGTCATTTCATGCACACCCCTCCCGGTATATTTTCTTGGCCCGGCGTTTTGTGTCCAACGTGGACACGTTGACCCGCCGGGCCTTGGATTGCTTCATAGATGCCCTTGGCCGGACTTGGACCGGCACACCTCAGGCTCTTGCCATTGAGCTACAAGGGCATAAAAATAGCCCGAGTTCTCACCGGGCAGTGGGTGCTTCTCGCGGCCCGCACTGATGCAACAGTGCAGCACCCGTGCCGCTGTTTTGAGAAGGAAATACTATGCGCAACACAAAAGCCGCAAGGAGTTTTACGTTCCTTACGGCTTTTGATGATAGTATTATAACATGGTTTTTTGGCTCTTAGAGATCATTTTACATTATTCTGCTTACTGCTGCTTTTTTCTTGTGTATAAGCGATGTAAGAAAATGCCCGCACACACAAAAATAAACAAAGCTACAGCCAACGCAATTCCAAATGTAGCTTCATGGTGTTTCATTGCAAAGCTGAAAGCATCTTTTCCCAGTCCATTACATTCAAAAAACCAAATTCCACAGAAAATAACCAACGCCACAATCAGTACATAATCGCAGAGAAAAACCACTGGGTATCGCTGTACCAAATTCTTTGCGTTTTCATTTACTGGTTTCGGCAGCCCTGTAATTCGTAAAACAAAATACATAAAGCCAAACAGTAGATTCATCAAGCAAAGCGCCCATGCATCCGCTACGATAAGTGTTGGTATAATCGTATTCTTTTCCGACATCGTTGCCTGAAGAGATTGAAAGATACTGTCCAAAGAGGAAATTCCTCCAAATACGATAAACGACAAAGCTGTAAAAATAGCAATCAGACTGACTAATTGTGTAGTCATTTCTTTTGTGACATCTGCACTTTTTGTTTCTACAATTTCTTCAATCTGTTTACGCAAGTCGCTATCACTTTTTGCAGTCATATCCTTTTGACGGATTGCCAGGTTAATATGGTCATATATTTTGACCGCCATTTTTTGTGTGCTTGCTGTGTAATATTTTCCGTCGGACTTTTTCTCATATACAACATTTACGGCTTGCTTAATGTTTGTAATCAGCCGATCTCGCTGCTCTAGCCCAAAAATATAGTCACTAATTGCAGAATATACAAGTCGATTTCCAGCATTGTCAGCAAATTTCGATACTTGAGACAACCATCTTCCAACAGCAAAATCTGTACTGTTAAGTTGCTCGCACAAAGCACGTGACCGCTTTTCCATTTTAGAAGCCGGTGAAGTCTCGTAGATTCTGCCGCTTTTCGCTTCCATGCCAAGCCGTTTCATAACGGTATTTGTTTTCTGATCCAACGTTGTATTCACCATACGGCTTACTCCTGAACATACTGCCGGATTGCATCTTGGCTGATTAAATTATTCATTCCCGGGACATAAGCATCTCGCCAAGGTGCCTGCATATGAGTGATGTTTACCAGCTCTCCCGTTTGTTTCGCTGCGCATGTATCCAACATTAAATCAACAAGATTTTTTTCATCCGCATCGAATTTCTGCTTAGAAACAGAATCGGCAGGAATCATCGTTCCACCGTACACCTTATACTTACGGTAAACATCTGGAACGACTGGGCCATAGTCCCATGCTTCAATGATGTCATTAAAGCATGCATGCCCTAACACTCCCAAAAAAGCACACTGAACAAAATATAGCAGTTTCTGCAAACGAAGATTACTTACAGTTCGCCCTTCTGTTGCCTCATGATTAATGATATACCTTGCTACATCAAGAGCTTTATATACCATACACATGCTCCTTTCTTTACGAAGTGTTATAGTTCATATATTATAACATACTTTGTCAATAGTTTTATCAAAAAATGTATAAATTTTACAACAATCCGAATCCCCGGGCCACATTTTTTATAAATTCTCCATGCCACCTCCTTGCTGTTACATAGCTTACATGGCATTTTATCGCTGCCCCTTCCAATGTATGCGTCTTCTTCCAGAAAACCAGCTTGACCATCTCCAGTCGCTCCTCACCGTTTGGCAAGGCCCGTGTCTCCTCAATAGCCTGCCGCACGGCTTCCAGTTCCCGGCGGTTGATCTCCGGTAGTTCCCGCAGGGCGGCATCGGCTACAGGATCACTGGTCTGGCCGTGGGCCCCAGGCATCCCGGTCAGGTTTGGGGACATCTTTGTGCGGCGCAGTTCTTTCTGCCGGGCACACAGCTCTGGGTAGCGGCGGATCATGCCTTTTACATAGGGCCACCAGTCGTATCGTGGGCTGCTCAATCGTCCTCACCTCCATGCTTATACTCCATGTCAATGCCGACCACCGCATCAACCCGCAGCGCCAGCGTCCGCACATCGGACGGCAGGCCGCGCTTGCTCTGGTTGTACATGCACTTCACTTCTTCTCGCTCCTCTCGATGTCCTCGGCAATGTAGCCCTCAATGCCCGCGCCGGTGCTGTACCAGCGCTTGTACCATTCCAGCGCATTGATGTCTCCGTCCCGGCCTGCGCGCTCGCCGTTCGGCCCGATGCGAACCGCGAAACACTCGCGGTATTGGAAGCCGTCCACATGGCCGGAAAAGCGCGTCAGATCATCCACGGCAATGATAAGCCGCCCGCCGTCTGCCATCTTCCGCTCACGGATCGTCAAGCCCAGGTCCTTCAGCCGCGTCACAAGCGGCCAGCTGTCGAACGCCTCCAGCTCCTGCCGGGCCAGCGCCTGCCACTTTCCGGCCTCCTCCTGCCGGGCACGCTCCTGATCACGCTTGCCCTTCACCTCGGCCTTGTACGCCGCCAGATCGTCCTTGTTGATGTACAGGCGCTTGGCGGCATCGAACAAATCTCGCGTAGTGAGTGAGCTTTCGGCAATAACCTCATTTGAATCCGCCGGGTCCAGCATCCTGACGCGAAAGTTGTAACAACCAGAAGGCTCAATGCGCAGCAGCGCATCCGTCTCGCTCTCGGTCAGATCCAGCGTCACCGGCTCCAGCTTGCGGGCATCCAGCCCGCGGTCAGCGTAGTTCCATTCGTTCTTGCGAACATAGTCGAGCTTCTTCAGCTGGTCGGCCAGGCCGCACTCGACCAGATACTTGATGGCCGCCCGCCGGGCCATATCGGTGATGGGCGGCATACTGGCGTACTTGTTTTTGGCGTACTCCACCTGCTGCACCTTGTACAGCTTGCTGCACTCGTAGGCTCTGGTCATCGTGATCTCGCCCTTTTCCAACATTTCCACAACCTCGGCTGTGCAGTTGTTGAGAATCGCGTTGAATCTTCCCAGCGTGCCGGTGCCATCGCCGGTGATGCGGCTCATCTCATCACGGATGCGGCCATCGAGCGCGCCCGCTGCCTTTTTTCGTTCGAGCGCCTGCTTGAGTGCCCGGTACTGGCGCAGCCGTTCGCCGTCTGTCAATTCGCGCGCCGTGGCGTTGGAGGTTATCAGCGCGATGAGGTCGTCATCCTCGCCCTGACTCTGGCGGATAACACAGGGCAGGACCTCAAACCCGGCCACGCCCTCGGCAGTCAGCGCGCGGCAGGCCGTCCAGCGGCGGTGCCCGGCGATCAGCATGTACCTGCCGCCCTTGGCGGGCAGCACCTCCAGCGGGCTGCGCAGGCCCCGCTCGGCAATGTCCGCCTTGAGCATCGACACATCCCCGATCTCGTAGATGCTGTTTTCCGGGTTCGGCTCGATGTCTGCCGCCGGCAGCATGACGACCTGCATTTTCTGACCCGCCGGGGCGTTGGCTTTTGTGCTGCCGAGAATGTCGTTGATAGAAAACCCCTTGCTCATAGCTCAGCCCTCCTTTGTGTCCATATTGGACACGATCCGCTCAGCTTCTTCCGTCAGCTCCCTGTAATCCACCGCCGCCGTGCAGTCCGGGCAGTATTCCAACAGCGGCATGCCTGCATGCGCCGCCTCGCTGACCTTGACGGTGTAGCGTATGACAGTCTCCAGCACGCTGATTCCCGACGCGCACAGCTGAACGATGATGTCCTCCGCGTACCGGGTGCGGCGGTACTTCGTCATCAGCGCACCCATGATCTTCAGGCGCGGGTTGTAGTAGGCCTGCACCTGCTCGATCTGCTCTACTATCTCCTGCATCCCGTCGCAGGCCCACTTGTCACAGTCCACCGGGATGATGACCCAGTCAGCCGCGCACAGGGCGTTGATACTGCCCATGTCCAAGTCCGGCGGGCAGTCCATGATGCAGTAGTCGTAGTCCCCGGCCACACATTCCAGCGCGTCCCTCAGATGGAACTGCCGCGGGCCGTTGTCCATCAGTATCGTGCGGTTGGCCTTCAACATTCGCATGTCGCAGGGCAGCAGATGTACGCCCCAAACATCGACGCCCTTCACAATGGCCGCCAGGATGTCGTCCTCGCCCAGCATCACCTCGGCCACGCTGGGGCTGTCGTAGTCCAACACGCCAAAGAACTTGCTGGTGTTGCCCTGTTTGTCGAGGTCCACCACCAGAACGCTCTTGCTCTTGGCGGCCAGCTCGGCGGCAAGGTTGCAGGCGGTGACGCTTTTGCCAACGCCGCCCTTCAAGTTGATAATTGCAATGCTGATCATAGTAATCCTCCTGTCCCGCCGGGGCGGCGGGCGTTATTGCGGCCAGTTCATCTGGTCGATTTCTTCGTATTCCTCTTTCGGGGTCGGCTGCCATTGATGGTATTGGGGCTGCCATCGCATGGACACAACGCCCGTCGGCCCCTCGCGATTCTTGGCGTACATAACGGCAGTATCCTGATAGGCGTCCTCGCCGCGCAGCTCCTTGCTGTCCTCGGTGCGCCTGTTCTCCACAAAGATCGCGCTGTTGGCGTCCTGTTCAATCGTGCCGGAGCCGCGCAGGTCCTCCAGATTGCAGAAGCGGCCCTCGTTGCCCTTCACGCCGGCGCGGTTGATCTGGCACAGCTCCACAACCACGATGCCCATCTTCATGGCGGCCACTTTCAGCCGCCGGGTGATCTCGCTGACGCGCTGGTACTCGGTCTGGCGCGTGTCGGTAGGACTTAACAGGCCGATGTGGTCGATGAACGCGATGTCCGGCTTGTACTGCATGAGCTTGGCCTCCAACCCGTCAATCGTCAGGTTGCTGTCGGCGTCCAGCATCATGTTGTGATGCTGGCGCAGCCGGGCGGCGGCATTGTTGATGATCTCCCGCTCACGCGGGGCCAGGCTCTTGTTGGTGAGTTTGCCGGAGTCGATGCGCGCAACCTTGGACAGGATCCTGTCCATCAGTGCCTCCGCCGTCTCCTCCAGCGTGAGGTAGTAGACCTTGTACCGCTTCGAGAGCCGGGCCGCCAGATTCAGCGAGAAATCCGTCTTGCCGCACCCGGGCCGCCCGGCCACAACGCAGACGCGCTGCCGACCAAAGACGCCGTACCGATCCAGCTCCGGCCAACCCAGTTTCAGGCTGTCGTCCGGCTCATCCAGCCGGGCCAGCGCGGAATCCAGCACCGCGTCAAAGTCCCGGGCCGTGCTGTCTGTCTGGGTGCTGCGGATGGCATCCTGCACCGCCAGCGTGCGGCGCAGCTGGCGGCAGACGCCGTCGCTGTCCATGGCATCCTTGGCCATGCACTTCATCAAGTCGCCCTGCAAAATCGAGTAGCGGTAGTCCTCCAGAATTTGCGCCGCATAGCTGCCGATGTTGGAGACGCTGGGGCAGGTCTCGGCCATTGCCACAACGCCGGGCCTGATCTCATCCGCCGGGCGGCTCGCCGATGCCCGGTTGATGACCGTGATGACGTCCACCGGCTCCCCGGCCATAGTGAGCTGCTGCACCGCGCTGAACACCGCGCGGCTCACGCCCTCGTCGAACATCCCGGGCACCAGCTTGATGATGTACTCCCGTGCGCGGGCCGGGTCCATGAGCGCCGCGCCCAGGAACGCCCGCTGCGTCTGCTGCTGTCGGCTTATAGTTGCACGTTCCATTCAAAAGCCTCACAAAAAATCAAGTATGTCGGTGTCCGGCCCGATCTCCCGCGGGCGATCCTCCGTGCTGGCAGGGCGCTGGGTGGGGACGGCATCCACAAAATCATCCTTCAGGGCGAACAGCCCCTCCCATCCGCGCAGGATGCTCTGCTCGAGCACGGCGGCCATGTAGCCGTAGCGGTCACGCACGCCCGCCTCGTCGGCCAGCTGGTTGAGCTTGTTGCAGGCCAGCGACGCGGCGTTGACGGTCAGCGGATGCTTGCCCGCGGCCCGGGACTCCTCAAATGCGAGCAGGGCCTCCGTCAGCCGTTCATTCCACGGGAAGGATTCCCGGAGAACATCCCGGACGCTCTCTCGCGCGCCCGCACGCGTATTGTTCTCTCTTGTATTGTTATTCTTGTATTGTTCTAGGCGACATTTTTGTCGGGGGGTAGGCGACATTTTTGTCGGGGTGGGTGCGACATTTTTGTCGCCCGCCGACACTGGGTGTCGCTCACCGACATTTTTGTCGGTCTCTGTTTCCGGGGCTTCCTCATGCGCTGCATCTGACAGCGGGGAGATGCGCCGCTGCATTGCGGCACCGTCCCGGACATTGGTCACGGCCACATAGCCCAGCTCCTGCAGGTGCTTCACCCAGCGCTGCACGGTGCGGTCGCTCGTGTCGTACAGCTCGCTGAAATAGCCGTTGCCGGCGTAGCAGTACCCGCACTGGTCGGACAGGGCGGTGATCTCTGCAAAGAAAACCTTCTCGGACGCACTGAGTCGCCTGTCGTACCGTACCGGAGAGGGAAGAATAGCGTAAAATCCGGGTTTTTCCATAGCTTGGCCTTTCTAAAAATGGCTGACCTTAACACAGGGGTGCGCCGCGCTCTTTCCGGCGCACCCCTGCAAGGTCTTTTTCGGTTTTCAGCGGTTAAAACGGCAGATCGCCCTCATCCTCAATCATGGCGAAGTCGTCACCCGGCCCGCGGCTGTACTCCGGTGCGGGCGCGCCCACTCTGGGCCCCTCAGTGGGAGCTGAAAGAGCCCCTGCGTTGTCCGCTTTGCTGCCGCAGAAGTTGATGTTGTTGGCCACAACCTCCAGCACGGTGCGGCTGGTGCCGTCCCTGGCCGTGTAGGTGCGGCTCTGCAGCCGCCCGTCCACCGCCACCATCTGGCCCTTGTGCAGCCACTTGTAGGCAAACTCCGCGGCCTTCTCCCACGCGATGAAGGGTATCCAGTCCGCCTGACTCTGCCCGTTGGCGTCCCTGCGCCCGCGGTCAACAGCCAGGGTGAACGTCGCCACCTGCTTGCCCGTGTTGGTCTGCCGCAGCTCCGGGTCCCGGGCCAGGCGGCCCTGCAATGCACAGATATTCAGCATCAGATCATCACCACCACATTGCCGCTCTCGATCAGGTCGGCCAGCTTCTCGCCCAGATAGGCGGCAATGTTGCGCTTTGCCTCCAGCTTCCACGCACCGCCGTCAGCCTCGTACAGCGCCGGGCGGCCCTCTTTGTCAAGGCGCAGCAGGAAGTCGCTGGCGGGCTGCTCGACCTCAAGGAAAGTGCGGTAGGGCTGCAGGTGGACGATGGGCTGCACCGTCTGCTGCTCCTTCAGCACCGCGCCGGTGCGGACACTGACCTCTTGGCTGATCCCGTTGTCCACACTGGACACGCCCTGATTCACGTCGATGCGGCTCAGCAGCGCCAGCAGGTAGTCACGGTCCTCGGTGACGGCGTACAGGCTCTGCAACTCCACAACGGCCTCCTCCTGACTCATGCTCTGGTCGGTGGTGATGCGCGGCACGTCGCTCACGGCCTCATACAGAGGCAGGCGGCTGTACTGTGCGTAGTCGCGGCCCGTGTAAGTGCTGTCCACTACGACCCGCCGGGCGCTGTCCACACGCACATACAGCAGCGGTGCCTGGGCGACGCCCTCGGTGCGAATCAGCTTGACCAGCGCCTCCAGCGTATCCACCGAGTACCGTGCCGGGAGTTCAACCTCCGGCTTGACCTCGTGCAGATCGACATTGCTGTACCGGTGGCCGTCGTTGGTCGAAAGGGTGTAGGGCTTTGCCAGTTCTGCAATGCGGTCAATAGCATCTCTCAAAAAGCTGTTTTCCATTGTTTTGTCCTTTCTGTGTTAATACCCGGCACGGCCTACGCGGGCCATAGCCGGTACGGGGGCTTCGTCTCCGTCCATGTTTACCTGCCCGGGCACCTGCGGCGTCATCTCGGCCAGCAGCAGGCTGCCGTCCCGCGCCTTGGTAATGCACAGGGACGTGCGCACCGGCTGGATCGGCGCGAGGGTGGTCTTTGCCTGCGCATCCATGCCGATCTGCTGGCGGTAGTCATCCGGCGCGAACGTCAGCGTGATGGTGATCTTGCGCTTGGCCGTGGCGTTGGTGTTGGGGTCCATGATGTTCGCCACGACCCGCTCAACCTCGTAATCGGTGATTTCAGCAATCGCGCCCATCGCCATCTCCAGCACGCTCTTTTTGTTTACGATCTGGGGCATTACTCATCACCTCCAACTTTTTTGTTCTCGCCCTTATAATGCCGCTTCATCATGATATAAGCGGCCTTCTCGGTCTCAAGGTCGTCAGGGTGTTCTCTGCGCATCCTCTCGATCAGTTCATCGCGCCAGAAATGCAGAGCCGCGCACAAAAAAGGGATATCCGGGCCAGACAGTCCCGCCTCGCCGTTCAGCGCCGCGAGGACGACATCCAGCGCCTCTTCTTGGACGGCATCAATCTGTTTGAGGCTTACTTCTCCGCCCAGAACTTGCGTCTTAATAATGTTATCAACGCTTTGCAGCCTGGGCTTATACCATACATTCATTGTTTGCATCCTCCTAAAAACTAAATTTCTTCCCCAAACACCTCGGCAAAGCTGCCGGGGCCGTGGAGCTCATCAAAAGCAAATTGTGCCGCCTGTTCCAACTCCCGCCGGGCGGCGGGGTCAAAATGGACGCCCAGGTGCGGCTCATTGTGATGGTTGTGGCACAGCCAGACCTTGAGGCCGTACCGCTCAGACAACTCGCGCCGTCCGCGCCCGAATAGGATGTGATGCTCCTCCAGGCCGCGCGTGGTGCGCAGATTGTAGCGCTTGCGGCACAGGTAGCACTCTTTATCGCTTTGCAGTATGCTTTTTGCCACGGCGCTCCTCCAGTCCGTTGACGGCATCCACCGCCTGGCGCACATCACCAACAGGCAGTTCCACCGTCGTCCAGCGGCAGCCGCACATCATGCAGACGCGGCGGCGGTATATCCGCCGGGTCCCCTTGGCGCGGGTGTCGATGACGCGCACCTGGCTGCTGTTGCACTTAATGCAATCCATCGGCACGCCTCCAGTCTCGGTATTGCTCGGTGGTTTCGGCATCGTCAACACCGGCCTCGCTCAGGCGGTCAAAGATGCGCTCAAGGAAGTCGTGCATCTGCTGCCGGGTAAAGCTGCTGCTGCCCAGGCCGAGCCGGGCCATGCAGTAGCCGCCGTCCAGCAACTCCACCATCTGCACAACGCGGTATGTGTTGCGCAGGGCGGGCAGGGACTTGACCGGTATGCGCCAGGTCTCTACCGCTGCGCCGAACTCGGCCAGCAGGTCAAGATAACACTGTTCGGCAGTCACCCCGCCAGGGGTGCCGCCGCTCAACGCCAGCGCCAGCCTGTTCAGCAGCGCCCACATGAGGCGGTTCTGATCCAGTGTGCGCTTGTTCTTCACCGGGCGGATGTCGATCTCCACGCATAGGGGCTGCCCCCGTGCGCGGCGCTCCAGTTCGGCGTGCATCCGCTGGGCCTCCAGGCGATACGCACCGTCAATCGTCAGCCCGTCCATGTCGTTGACTAAGGGCTGGCCCGTTGGGATGTACCAAGCGGCCACATGGGCGATCAGCTGGCTTGCCATGTGATCACGCTCCCATCACGCTTGCGCACCCTCAGCGAGGCCACGCTGCCGTCACCGTTATAGGTGATGTCGTCCAGGGTGAGGGCATCGTCCAGAACGTAGCGCTCAATGATGTTGGTGCCGGGCTTGCCCTGGGGGACGATGTGGACCTTGCTGGCCGGGATGCGCAGCGGCGGCAGATTCAGCACCCCCGCGCCGATTCTCCAGGCGGCAGCAGCGGCCAAAAAGCTGCCGTCTGCCTCGTTGGTGGGCGCGTCGCTGCTCACGCGGTAGGTGGTGGGGCAGGGGGCGTCCTTTGTGATGTCGGCCAGGGCCACGGCGCAGTACAGATACCGCCCACAAACGTAGTGCCGTACACTATAGCCAGCCAGCCCGCCGGGCATACGCTCACAGCACTCCTCCAGATGGGCGCGCACGGCGTTGACATCCGGCCACAGCTTGATGCGCACGCCCTCGGCGTCCACCTCCAGGATGCTGAGCGTGACCTCGTCAGCTGTCAGCAGGGCGAGGTTTTTGGGGGTCTCATTCTTCTCCATGTTTATCCTCCACTTCCGGGCCGATGTAGACACCGGCCTCATTGTAGTTCTTGGGGTCCGCCATCGGGCTGTCCCATCCGCACATAGCCCCGCCGTACATGGCAGCAGCCTGGGCGCGGGTGACGCCCGCCGCTTCGTTCAGTGTGTCCACAGTCTCTTGCTCCACCACACCGAACAGGGTGCGCTCCCCGCGCACGATGCGGACGATGTTGTTGGTGTAGCGGCTCCTTGCGTAGGCGTAGGCGGGCAGCCCCGCCTCATCATAGGTCATTTTCATGGCTTCGGTCTCCTTTTTCGGTTTTGGCCGCTTGTGCGGCATACCGGCGGCAAGCGTCGGGTGTTTCTTTTTCCAGCTGCACACCCTATGCCGGATTGCCTCGTGCGTCACCGGCTGGGTGTAGCCCATCATGCTGCGCACGGTACTGATCGGCGCGCCGCCGTAGTAGTACAGGATGCTTTCCAGCATCACCTCCGGCGGCACAGGGTTGCAGATGCGCTCAACAGACGGGCCGCAGGATCGCTTATTCTGAGGATGCGCCGCGCGGAAAGCGTCAAGACTGGCATAGCCCAGACTTTCCAGCAGGGTGCCCTCATCCACATACAGACACTCGGCGCAGATTCTCAACTGGCGGCGGGCGTTGGTGCAGTTCCTAAGCCTGGATTGCACCCAGGCCAGATCATCCGTTGTCATCAGCAAATTTGCCTCGCCAACGCGGTGGCCGGGATGCGCTTGTCGCGCCCGGCCCCGATCCAGCCCTCAAAATTGCGGCAGACCTTGCGCGCGGCGTAGGGGTCTGTGCCGTAAACGATGTGTGCGGCCTCGGGCACTGTCACCAGCTCACCCGCAGCCTCATGCCGGATGCGCTCCAGCGCATCCCGGTAGCCTTGCTTTTCGCGTGCCATGCTTACCTCCTTGTGGGCGTGTCCAAGGTGGACACAATACTATTGTTTGAGTAGATAATCTATCGAGCAATCGAATAGCGTCGCCATTTTTTCAAGCGCACTCTGCGGGATGCTTCCATGCGCCATCCAATTATAAATCGTTTTCCTTGTTACCCCCAGCGCATTCGCGAGGTCTGCTATCGTCATGCCTTTTCTGCTACGTTCAGCATTGATATTTGGATAAGGCATCAAATTCACCCCCTATAAGACTTTTCTAGTGCAATACCCGTATTGGGTATCTGTATATTATAATATACTCATTTTGAGTAATTGTAAAGTAAAAAAGTGCCCGAAATGGGTATTCACTATTTGTGCATATTGCCCATTTCGGGTATTTTTAATTGACTATTTACTCAAAATGTGTATCATAGTTATAAGGGAAGGAGGCAACGTCATGAATAGACTGCAAGCGTTGCGTACCGAGAAAGGCATAAATATGAAAGAGGCCGCCCAGGCGCTGAGTATGCCGTACACAACGTATGTCAATTACGAAAAAGGTACTCGAGAACCGAGTTCGGAGGTCCTAATCAAATTAGCCAAGTTTTATGATACAAGTATCGATTATCTGGTCGGGAAGGTCGAACGCGTCGCACCCATCCCCGCCGGGTTCCAGCCACTGCCGAAGCGGGACCGCATTCCGCGTGTGGGGCAAATCGCCTGCGGCACACCCATCCTCGCGGAGGAGAATGTCGAGGCCTACGATGAAGTCCCCAGCGAGTGGCATGCCGACTTTACGCTGCTATGCCAGGGCGACAGCATGGAGCCAAAAATCAAAAACGGCGATGTCGTAGCCATCCACAGCCAGCCGATGGTCGAGAACGGCGAGGTCGCTGCCGTCCTGATCGATGGCGAGGCCACCCTCAAGCGCGTTTTCCTGTTTGACGATCACATCGAGCTTCGCGCAGAAAATCCCACATTTCCGACTATCCTGCGCATCGGCGAAGATATGAACACCATCACCATCGAAGGCAAGGCTGTTGGCCTGTGCAGGAAGTTGTAAGTAGCCATACTGCTTACCAAAACACAAGAGGAACTCTCTTTTATCTGACCGCAACAATTAAGCTATATGAAAAAGGATGTGCTTGCAATGAACACTTTAACGGGATGTCTTGTTTTACTCCTTATTTTTGCTTTGCTGGTTTATGCGTGGCCTCTATTGTTAGTCTTAGCTGTGATTGCTATTATTTATCAAATCTATGCTGCTCTTTATTTTAAGAGCGAAAAATTTAATACTATTATTTTTAAAAATACAAACTCATATTCATGATTGCAACGATCTGAACGACCATATTGAGAATCTGAAAAGCACTGCGCTTGTGGTAAATCGTGCCGACTACGGTGAAGCAGTTTACCATGATAATAGCCGTTGGAATGTCAAGCGAGATGCGCTGAAAAAGCAGGTATATGCCCCCTATATTTACGAGTGCTCCCGCACCGTTTGTGACAATGCGAGAAAAGAGCCTTTCAAGTACATCTGCAAGTATTTCGGCATTAAAGCCGATGAGGAAACTCTTGGAAAATTCGAAGCCGCTTTGAATGATTTTTCTGCAGCAGAAGACGGCAAGGTTGCTTTAAAGGCTGAGCGGACTGCAATTCTGGAGAGCATTTCTTCAGATATTCCTTGGGCTATCAAAAAGTTTAGCCAGAAGAAGCTAGAGAAGAACCTTGGCTTCGAGGAAGTGGACTTCAGTACGCTGTACTTCCCGAAATATGAGTTTAAATACACAAGTGCGGGCGGCAATACCGGCACGACCTACGATGTTGTTATGGACATTGACAACCTAAATCGCTTTGTCATCTATTTGTCCGAAAAGATCAAGTTCAGCAAAACTGTGGCCGGGCAACGAGCACTTATGACCAGCAAACTGCGCCAGCACATCAAGGAGCGCGATCACTTCACTTGCAAATACTGTGGGGCTTCCACCGAAGCAGAACCGCACCTGTTGCTGGAGATTGATCACATTGTACCAGTTTCCAAAGGCGGTCTGACGACCGAAGAAAATCTGCAAACCCTCTGCTGGCGGTGCAACCGGAGTAAGAGTAATAAAACAACCAATGTACAAGTCAGTACCTAAGATCGCCGCGGTTCGCATCGGGGAAGAGGCCACCCTCAAGCGCGTATATTATGACGGCAGCACCATCACATTAGTCCCCGCCAACAGTGCCTACCGGCCAAAGATGTACAGTGGGCCTGCGCTTGATGACATCCAAATCGAAGGGCTTGTCACAGGCTACACCCATTGGTTTTAGGCAAAGCCGTCGGCCTGTGCAGGAGACTGTAAAAATAGCCCTTCTCTACTGAACGAAACTCAAAGGAACAGAATTTAGACTATGGAACAGTAAGGAGAAAGCATTGGAAAACACAGTGAACCGTCTTATTGATAAATCAATCGAGTCCTTTTTGATGGCGATTGAAGTGTATAACAAGCCAACGATTCATTACCGCATCGAAGGATTCTCTATGTTCATTTGTAATGCTTGGGAGCTATTGCTTAAGGCACATATGATGAACACGCAGGGGGAAAGGTCAATCTATTACAAGGATAATCCGAACCGAACATTATCCCTTGAGAATTGTATCGAAAAGGTCTTTACGAACAGAAAAGCGCCCCTGCGGCTGAACCTTGAAAAGATTATCGAATTGCGGAATACCAGCACACATTTCATCACAGAAGAATATGAGATGGTCTATGTGCCGCTGTTTCAGTCCTGTGTATTTAACTATACAGAAAAACTGCATGACTTTTTTGGCATTGAAGCAAACAAGTATGTTCCGCAGAATTTTCTCACATTGACGGTAAGTATGCGTCCGCTGGACGTGGAAGAGATCCGTGCAAAATATCCGCCGGAATTGGCAAACCGCCTTTTACAGGCAAGCGCAGACATACAAAGCCTATCGGCAGAAGAAAATAACGCAGCATTTGCCATTCGCATTGAACACTATCACTACATCACAAAAGACAAAGACAAGGCAACCTCGACCATACATATTGACAAGAATGCAGAGACGAGTGGTGTTATCATCAAGGAAATACAGGACCCGAATAATGTCTACCCATTCAATGAAAAACGCTGTATTACCAGAATAAACAAACGCTTGGCAAGTGATGGCGTTGCGGTTACAATCAACAGCTACCATTTTCGACTTTTTGTGCAGCATTATGGAATAAAGAGTAATCCAAAATTGTGTTACAGCTATAATGTTCCTTCGCATCCTATGTATAGTTACTCTATGGCAACTATTGATTTGATTGTTATGGAAATAGAAAAAGACCCGGAGAACATTCTCCAGGTCTTAAAAGAAAGGTCAAAAAAAGAGGAGACCCCAGGGGCAAAGGATTCTAAGCATTAAGCCTACTCCCATTCGGGAACCCAGCCTTTTTCCTTCACGAGTCTTCCTTTATCTATATTATACACAGTTCGGATCCATTATGCAAGCGGTACGAACACTTTTGTAGGAATTACCAAAAAAGCAAAAAACGCCCCACGGCTGCAACCGTGAGACATTTTAGTGGCTCGGCGTGTCCAAGGTGGACACAATACGAAACCCTTCCAACTCGTATTGTACCACCTCCGGACACGCTTGTCAAAGTGTATCGTAAGGAGGTTTTTACATGGCGAAAACGAAAAAACGCGCGGACGGCCTGATCGAGCGCTGCCGCGTCATTGATGGCAAGACCCGCCACTTCTATGGCCGCACCGCAAAGGAGGTGCAGGCCAAGCTCGACGCGGCCCTCATAGAGGCCAGCACCCGCCGGGACAGGGGAGACCCCTTCTGTGAGGTCGCAGAGGCGTTCTGGCGCACCAAGGAGCCGTGTATCAAGTATGGCTCCCGCCGGGGCTACCGCCACAAGGTGGAGCTTGCCAAGGGCTGGTTTGAGGGGCAGGGCATGCGCGAGATCACCAGCACCGACATCAACCGCGAGCTGATGCACATGGCCGCGCAGGGCTACGCCTACAAAAGCATTGCCGGGCAGAAGTCGGTGCTCTCCCTTATCTGGCAGTATTGGTGCGCCGAGATGAACGGCGACACCAATCCCTGCACACTGCTCAAGCTGCCCCAGGGGCTGCCCCAGAAAAAGCGCCGCGCCCCCACAGAGCAGGAGATCGCCGATGTTAAAGCCCACCCCGAGGGCTTCGGCCTCTGCCCGGCCATCATGATGTACGCCGGCCTGCGTCTGGGCGAGGTGATGGCGCTGCAGAAGAAGGACCTCGCTGACGGCGCGATCCGCGTGTGCAAGGCCGTGGTCTGGCACAGCAACTACCCCGAGCTGGAGGAGCCGAAAACCGACAGCGCCTACCGCACCGTGCCGATCCTCAAGCCCCTGCAGGATGCGCTTGGCAGCCGCCTAGGCGGTCTGGCCGATGATGATTTCATCTTTGGCGGCAAAAAGCCCATGACGAAGAGCCGTTATCAAAACGCCTGGCTTCAATACTGCATCGGCATCGGCCACGCTCACGACAGCGGCAAGCGCTATAAAACCGGCAAGAAATCGAAGGACGGTGCGCCCCTGTACAAGACGATCATGGAGCCGGACTTCACCGCGCACCAGCTCCGGCATGAGTTCGCCAGCACGCTGGTACAGTGCGGCATCAGCCCGCAGGTCGCCAAGGAGCTGATGGGCCACGCCGACATCCTGACAACCCAGCGCTGGTACGCCGAGGCCAAGGCCAGCGCAGTTGATGAAGCCACACGGATCCTCAACGCGCACTTCACCGCATAAACCGCATTGGTTCGTATATTTTTCGTAAACAATCAATCTTCCACACCATAGCGCACATTGTAACAAATTCAAATCTCTCTTACTCCGCCAAATCAGCCGATATTTAACGCTAACACGTTGAATATCGGCTGATTCTTTTTATATTTTCCACCCCTTTCTGCTCGTAAATATTCGTAAAAAAACGCC